AAGGACGAAGATCGCCTTTATGTTAAAGAGGGCGGCGTCCTTGTTTCGGTTCAACCCGACCTGAGTGCGACAGTACTGAATGACATTACCGATGTAGATACTGCTACCACTCCTCCTACTACCGGTCAGTTCCTGGTGTACGACGGAGTCGTATGGGAGCCAGGCAATGCTTTGACATCTATTCAGGATGATGCCACTCCAATACTGGGAGGCGATCTAGAAGTAGGCACCAGAAAGATCACAACCACTACGCTTAACGCGGATGTTACCCTGTTGCCAAACGGTACCGGCAGAGTGGTAGTAGAAGGTACCGGTACTATTCCGGCAGGCATTGTTCTGAAAGAAGAAGCCAACGGCAATCAAGTCACTCTGACCGTGCCGGTGGCCGCTACTCTTCTTACTAGCTATGCAATTACGGTTCCTCCAACTGCCGGCAATGTCGGCGAAGCTTTGACTACAGATGGGACTGGCATCTGCAGCTGGGTTGAGTATATTCCTTTGGCAACATTAAAGACAGAAGTTGCCGCTTCTATTGATTTTGCAGACTTTAAAACCCGTATCGCTGCCCTGTAATGAACGACATTCGAAACTCCGCCAACGGTGGTGACAGCAACATCTTTAGCCGTCGAACCAATCCAAACCCTTCCAGGCCTGTTAATCCTGAAGAAATACAAAGGCAGGAAAGAGAGGAGGCTATTTTAGCTCAACGAGCAGAAGAGAAGCGCCTAGAGCAAGCCGAGAGATTGCGGAAAAACCGCAAGCGTATGGACAGTCTTTCCCAGGAGCTTGAAGATCCGGATAGTCTTAAGACCCACGAGCCGATGAAGTATCATCGGGAAAACTTTACAAAGCTACCTGATGGAAGAAAAGCAGCTTATCCAGTACATAAAACTAGCAAAATGATTCATCCGGATGGAGGCCCTTACGGACCGCTTCCTCCTCTCAAGCCCATTCCGCCGCAGAAGGTTGACGTGCAACATATGCCCAAGAATGAAGCAGAGCGCCGAATGCTTCTTTGTAAGAAATGTCCAGAGCTTTTGCCGTTAGATCGATGCAAACGATGCGGTTGCTTTATGCGAATTAAGACCGCAATTCCTGGCGCTCAGTGTCCACTTCAAAAGTGGTAATAGGTATACTACGCCGAACTTTAACAGGCGTGATGCCTGTAGATTAAATGTCAGAAGAAAACAAGGCTCCCGAGACGGAAGTCAAGGCTCCTGCAGCCGAAGCAACTCCTGCCGCTGGCGGGAACGAAGATCTTATGCCTCGCTCTGAGGCGGAGAACCTTCTTAAAGCCCTCAAGGCGGAACGCGAGGCCCGCAAGCAATACGAGCGGGAACTTAAGGAAAGCAAGGGCCAGCTTGAGAAGTTTGCAGAGATCAACCCAGACGAGTATCACAAGCTACAGCAGGAGGCAGCTGAAGCCGCTCGCCTGCAGGCTCAATGGGGAGAGGTTCGGGATGCAATGGAGAACAAGTACTCCGGCCAGGCGCAGGAGGCTATCCGTAAGGCAGAAGCCGCCGAGCGCAATCTTGCAGCTTATCGCAAGAAGTACGCTTTGGAAAAAGTGTTCAATGCCGCCGGTGGTCGTACTGATTCCGTAGACGGTGTTTCTTTCTTTGATCTCTTGGCAGATCAGGTAGGTACTTCTTTCCGTCACGAACCAGATGGCGCTTTGACTGTTGTCGACCATGCTGGCGACCCTGTTCTTGATAAGGAAACTGGCACTCGCGTTACTCCAGAAGAGTATATGAACAGCTTCAAGCGTCACCCTGTCTTTGGAACCTTCTTCAAAGGAGCCAAGGGTACGGGGGCAGGTATCGGCTTTGGCGGTACCGACGCCAACGGCATGACTATTGAAGATATGACTAGTTTGTCGCCAGAGCAATTGTTCCAGCGAGCATTTGGTTAAGTAACTTAGGGGCTTCGGCCCCTTTTTTAATATTTAGGTATTATACTAATAGCAGCCCCGTAGGGAAACTCTGAGATAGAGTGGACTGAAAGGGTGCGACTGCTGAAGCTGTTGTGACAATAGCAAAGGCGCTAACACCCAATCTTCGTTCATTCATTTCTTTAGGAGATCATCATGGCACTTACCCTGCTGGAAGCCCAGAAGCACGCTCGTACGCCCCAGGAATTGGCGGTGGTGACTGAGCTGGCTGCTGGCCAACTGCTGTCTGTTATTCCTTTCCGCAACATCGAAGGCAACGGCCTGTTCTGGAAGCGTGAAGAGAGCCTGCCCGATGTGGGCTTCCGTAACTACAACGGCGCACTGGCCGAGAGCTACGGCGAAGTGAGCCAACAGTCCGAGAGCCTGAAGCTCTTCGGTGGCGACATCAAGGTTGATCGCGCCATCATCGAGCTGGAAGGTGCTCAGGCCAAGGCTTATCAGGTGCAGTCCCGCGTTCGCGCAATGCGCCTCGCTTGGGAAGCTCTGTTCATCAACGGCGATTCCAACCAGTCCCCTTCCGAGTTCGACGGCCTGGCCGCTCGCATTCCTTCTGGCTCCAGCCAGTACATCAATGGTGGCGCTACCCTCACCGAGAATATGCTCGATGAGCTGATCGATTCTGTGGACGCACAAGGCGGCCGCAAGTATCTGGTCATGTCGAAGTCTGCACGTCGCGCACTGACCCGCCTGGCTCGTGGCAGCAACCAGATCGACATCACCCGTAACGAGTACGGCTACCAGCAGTACAACTACATGGGCCTGCCCGTGCTTGAGCTGGACCGCGACAACCTGAACGCTCCTATCCTGGAAGCTGCCAGCAACGTCGACACCACTGCTCAGGACATTTACTGCGTGTCCTTCGGCAACGATCACCTGACCGGCATCCAGAACGGTGGCGTGAACGTCCGTGAACTGGGTGAGGATCATGCTCAGCCCCAAATGATCACCCGCGTTGAGTGGTACTGCGGAATGGCTCTGATCAACGGCCGCGCCGCTGCTCGCCTGGCCAACATCACCTCCGACGTCGCCTGATAACAATTAGCCACGTTACCCGGCCCCCGAAAGGGGGCTTTTTTTAATGCCGTGGAATACTAGCAAAACTTTAGCAAGCCATGGCACACTCCACTAAAAAATCTTATCGTGTTGAGTATATCCGCGACGGGGTGCAAACAAGTATCGAAATTCATACTCACTGCGGGCCTGGCTGGGCCGTTGAAGAAGTCTTCGCTCGTCATCATGCAGACGAGGTAGTAAACATTGTAGAGCTTTGAGGTTGATTTGGTACAATACTACGACGCGAGTGACACATGCTAACTCCTCAGACCAGGCAACGAATTGAGTTTATCTGCGCAAGAATTAGAGCGAAGGCTGACGTTGCTTACGAGGACATGGTATGGATCCAAAAGTGGGCAGATCGCAACCCAACTGTAGCCACCTGGCTACGACAGGCCCGTCGTGCAGCTTTTCAAGAGGAAGAGCCGACAAGTCTAGATGAATTCTGTCAGGCGATGGACCTGGGAGAGCCAGACCCCTCTGATCATCTGGTTGGCCCGCAGGACCCAGCAGACCTTGCTGCCTGGTTCCAAAATAAGCGCAAATGGTTCAGGGGTGATCAGTAGGCAACCTAAGCAGTATTCTATAGTACCCTTCAATGGCTGCTCGTTCTACTGGAATCTTTCCTCGCGAAGGGTTCAATCTTGACAACTCATTTGCTATCTTTGCTGTTTCAACAGTAACACCCGTCAACCTGGCTAATGTTCGCAGTTTTCGTGTAGTTATCGTTAATGCTGCGGAAGTCGCGGCCACGGGCGATGGTGGAGCTGGCACATTCTCTTATGAGATTGGTGGCGAAGTTTTCAGCTTTACGATCGACGAGTTCCTGGCAAAGCTTGATGCCAATGGTACCTACATCGCGCATCATCGCGGTTTTGGCCTGACAAGTCCGACCGAGTCGGTCTATACCATCACTGATGGCGCTGACAACACTGGCACTGGCCAGTCCTTGACTTTTGACTTTATCGCAGTCGAACTGGTCGACAGCCCCGCTCGCTGATCGGCATACTATTTTGTAACGACCCGCTCTACTCTCTACGAGAGGGGTCATCTTTCCTAAGGAGTTCCTTAAATGGCACAACGTTCTACTGGCCTTTTCCCCCGCGAAGGCTTTAATCTCGACGCCCTGTGCGAGATTCCCGTGACCACCCCCGCAGCAGCTGCTGTGACCCTGACCAACGCCAAGACCATCCGCGTGATCGCCGTCAACCTGGCTGGTGGCGACGCTACCGTGACCCTGGGCGGTGAGGCAATCGTCCTGGCTGCAGCTGACGCTGATCCCAACGGCGTGGTGATCGGCCATGTCCGTGGCGCACTCTGCTCCGCTGACAACAACGTGGTCTACACCCTGAGCGCTGGCACCGTGGATGGTGTTTTCTATGAGCTGGTTGATGGTCCGCGTCGGTAGTCGCTAGCCCCCTAAACTGAATACAGTCAAGGGGCCACTGAGCCCCTTTTCTGGCCCCATACATCAACGACAATGCCTTTCATCCCTATCCCCCTCACCTGGGTTAATGAGCACCTGGAATTGGCTCCCGAGCTTGGCAGCGGACTGCGCTGGAAGAAAGCCCCTGCCAACAATAAGAAGCGCAT